GCTAATTCCTGATTAGTTGGTAGTCTTACTGAGTCAGCCTGTTCTAACTGTACTCTGTAAATACTACCCATCCAAACAAAGTCTGCAAGATACTTATAGTTCTCTTCCACCTGCTGTTCTGGAGAGACAGAATTATCACCACCTACATTGAGTGTTCCATTAAAGTCACCATGAATAGTGACTGATTCCTGTATAAAATCTTTAAAGTCTTTCATCAGCACTTCCACTTTCTAAGAGCAAGAGCCTTACGAGTGGGTTCGCCATTAGGTTTCTTCATTGGTCCCTTGACTCCACCCATTCTTGCACAGAAGGATCTTTTTCTAGGACCCCCTTCAGGTTGAGGAGCCTTGAGATCAGAACCAGGATTTTCACGTTCGTAAGACTTACGTCCTTTCTCGTTCAATCCACCTTCTTTGTTCTTACCTTCCTTTCTCTGCCATGCAGCAGACTTCTCTTCGAGTTCTTCTACTTCTTCACGGACACCTACATTAATCATAGGCTCACTTGGGTTGTATGGTGCAAGGTCAAATCTTTGAAGATAACAACCAGGATAAATCTTCTCAAGAGCACTAGTAACTTCTTTTCTAGATGGTCTCTTAACTTCAGGGAAGAAGAGTTTCATCATCATATACTTACCTCTCCAGGTAAAACCTACCAAGTAAACATTACCATTCTGTGCAGGAACTCTGGTTGCTTCTTCAATCTCAACTTCTTCCTTCTTCATTTTTGCCTTTGTCTTGGCAAGTAATCTTGCTCTGGCAGCATCTTGTTCGCTCTTAGGAATAGCAGTGACAGCACCGACTTTCTGATCTACATCACCAGGTGCATATCCTTCACCAACAGGAACACAATTAGGGACTACTTTTTTACCCTTCTTCTTCATACCCTTCTGGGTATACCCAACCCAACACTTCTCATCAAGAACTTCTACTTCAACACCTGCGGCTTTCATACATCTGATTTGAAGGTCAGTGAATTCTGGAAGAGCCATGAATTCTTCGTTCTTCTTTGACTTACCATAGTTGGCAGCACCTTTCTTACGACACTGAACCAAACGACCAGAAGCATAAGCAGAAGGCCATACAGAAGCAGATGCCTTTACCTTGTGGTAACATGCATCCTTCTTACCACTACTTTTACCCTTTTTGTCCGCTTCGTTGATTTCCATTTCTTCCTTCATTTTCTTCTTTGGTTTGTCAGTTGAAACGTAAGTTGGTTTTGCAGCACCAGACTTTGATTGTTGGTTTGGGTCTGCAGCTTTCTTTCTTCTTTGTGCAGACTTCCTTTCGGCAGGAGTCATACTGGCCCTCTTTGAAGAAGATACACATTTAGGTGTTCCTTCACCTGGTTTATCACTAGCACAAGTACCACCAGTGACTACATTGACCCAACCAGACTTACCGTCTTTAGACTTGGATCCCTTAAACCACTTATGTAGATTACCTTCCTGCATATCAAAGAAAGAGTTCTGTTTTATTATTTATAACTAAATACTAATACTAACAGATACCTAATAAAGATGGCGAGACTTGGTATTAATACCGGTACTGCTCCAAATGACGGAACCGGAGATACCCTTTTTCAAGCAGGAGATAAGACAAATAAAAATTTTAGTGAGTTATATAACTTTTTAGGTAATGGTACAGACCTTGCGTCTGGGTTTGTTACTTCAATTACTGCAGGAGACAATATCAGAGATATTTTTGCAGTAGTTCCATTACCTGCAAAAAGTTTCATCTGTCCAGCATTCAACTGGATTTTTGTGTTTGTACTATTGCCAGTCTTTCTTCTAATCTGGTCTACATAAATGTCATTATTGAATGTACATACAAAATAAACTACATCAAGTAGTTCATTATATATTTATATTCTATCTTGCTTCGAGTTTATCTAACCTAGATTTGAGAAGTTCATTCTCATCTTTGAGCTCTTTAACAGACTCAATCAATAGACCAATCAAACCATTGTAGTTCACTGATTTGGGGAAAGAACCTGCAATTAGCTCGGGGAATACCTCTTCAACTTCCTGAGCAATAACACCCATAGAAGGCTTATGGGTGTTAATGAAGTCAAAGTGAACACCATTCAACTTGGAAACCTTATCCAGTGGACTAGCAATAACTCTTATATTCTCCTTAACACGCCTATCTGATAAAGAATCAAAGCTCTGTGAAGTAATAATACCAGAAATAGTAGCATTACTAGCTGAAATAAAGCCAACAGTAGCAATACCAGTTATGTTGATATTACTTATGATGTCCGCCTTTTGTGCAGTCAGACTATTAACAATAATATTTGGTATGCCAGTCAGACCTTGTGCATTAGTTGCAACTCCTGCAGTGGTCGCATAAGTTGCAATACCAGCAACATGGGCATAACTTGAGTTAGTTGCAAATTCTGATGTTGTGGAGATACCTGCAGTATGTGCATAACCTGCATCAGCACCAACCCACTTACCAGTAGATGTTTGATATTTAAGTACTTTGTCATTGACCTTGGCACTGTCTCTGTCAACATCATCCAAGAATTCAAGTCTGACTTCACCACCACCACCTTGGACTTCAACCTTCTGAATGGTTTGATAAAACATCTTACGAAGTTGGCCAACCTCACGCTTCATTCGAGCCATCTCAGTTTCAGACTCATTGAGTTGTTCTTCTTCTGGAATCAATTGTTCCAAAATCTCAAGAGTTTTATCAATAGTACTTTCTTCTTTAGATACTATCTCACTACCAAGACCTTCTGTTGGTTTTAATGGTTCTGGTGTGATAATATCTTCAGTTTCTATCTTAAGTGGTTTATAATCATCCTTCCAGTTACTAGTATCTACTTCTTCCTTCTGTTGTTTTACCCAATCATCAGGTATAAGATTATGTTTTTCTTTAAATTGATTATGTAATTTGGTTGGTGTAATATTATACTCTGCACTAATCCCTCTCATAAGTCTATCAATTGACTTATAAGATGTACTTTTAAGATTTACCAGTTCAGTTTCTAAAACCTTTACTGCTTTTATCGCACTTTGTTCTACCTTCGGGGTTTCATTGAACAAAAATGCTTCAAAAATCTTAGCATCTTTTTTAATTTTATCTAGTTCTTTTTCTTTTTTTAAGTTTTTTTCTTTAACCTTCCGTTTTTCTTCACTCAAACTTGAGAAAAGGTCTCCAAGGGATACCTCCCCAAGTATTTCTTTATTCTTTTCTTTACTTTTTTTCTTCTCTTCACCAATAAGAGAAAAGAAATCTCCTAAGTTATCCATTTTTACACAGATATAGTTGAATTCACAATAACTGAACCCTCAAAAACCTTCGATACTACATTCGAACCAGAGGTTACAAGAATATCATAGTAGTTTCTACCTACAGTCAAATTCGATGTAATTGAAGTTCCCATCGACAACGTAATTGTTCCGGTAGTTGATGCAATACCTACAGTAAAACTCTGAACATTGAGTACATCTTCTGGATATTTTCTAATTTTAGAAACCCCAGTGTAACCAGTCAAATCGATAATAGTCTGGTCAGGATTTTTCATCACAAAATTCTGTGAAAAATCTGTACCTTTGTCGATTTGTATATTTACTGATTCAGCAGCCATTGTATTTTTTTAAGTATTTAGGTCCTTACCTGCATTCTTTAACATCTTCTGAAGGTCTGCAGTTGAACCAACAAAAAGAGCATTATTGACGGTTGTTGGTCCTTTCAATTCCTCTTCCTTATTAACATCTTTCAACTTCTTCTGAAGGTCCATCAACTTATCAGTTGCATCAGAGACACTCTTAATTAATTGACCAGCAACTTCATATGCTCTCGGCATCTCACTTTCTTGAGCTAGTTCAAGAATACCATTGATTGCTTCCTGACCCTTTTCAATGATTGAGTATAAATTACCTCTGGTATATTCGTAGTCTTTACGAATATCTTCCTTGGAATTTTCATACCTTTCAATTCTCTTCTCAATAACATTCTTTTCTGGTGTTACCTCTATTGGTTCAACATCAAAAGTTTCATTGAGCTTTTCATACTTATCCATGATTTACCTCAGAAAAGATTTCCATCAAAACCGAAATTGTCACCAACTTCAATTTGTTCATTATCCGATTGAGTTATTGTATATACTTTCTCTCCAAGTAAATGATTTTGTAGTGGTGACTTATCTTGAGCTCTCTTAACTACTAGTCTATTTCCTGTCACATTCTCCACATACATTTCTTCTTGACCAATGTAAATATATGACTTCTCTGGAATCTTAGTTCCATCATCAACATCAATGATGGTTTCTACCATATCAACATTCTCCGAAAGTAGAGTTGCAACTACACCATCATAATCTTTAACTGCCCTTGGAGTAACTTGATATGTAACATCTCTTTCATATGAATTACCACTGGTGGAACCAGCAACATAACCAATAGAAACCTTTTTGATGATGTCCGAAGAAACATCCTTAAGAGGACCAAAGACATAAGTCTTTGCCGTAAATGTCAGAGTGTATATAAGTGCTCTTCTTGTATCAAAATTACCTTCATAATCATCACTCATAACAATGTTATCCAGTTGAACCGGAACATTGATTACTTCATTCAGATTACCCAAGAACTTGATAGGAAGGGTATATCCTGGTTGAAAGC